AACTAAGATTAGAAAGATTAGTAGAGTAACCGAGTTTAACATTAGTAAGATTATTATCAATCAAAAAATTAAGAAGCCTTACGTTTGCATCGGTAATCAAAGGTTCGCCTCCTGATATACTAATCTGCTGCAAACTTCCGTTGCGTATATAGTGCTTGAGCATAGGGAATAAATAATCAGATGTAATATCAAACGTATCTTTTACAACGCTATCATCCATACTTACAAAGTAGTTATGTTTACTGTTTTCAGCTGCCCAGGTTGTAGAGAAAGAAGGATTACACATTCTACACTTAAAGTTACAAACATTATTAAGTCTGATATGTATAGAGTTTAGTCCTCGGTTTGGAGAACGATTAGATTTTCTGTGACTTTTAAAAGTACCCGTGTCTTCGTTTTGCCAACACCATTGACATGCTTCAGGTTTCCTACCGTAAAGCAAATCATTTTTTAGGTTTTTTAAAGAATCACTTTTGAAATACTCATTTACGTTGGCTCCCATAAAAAATCTGTTAGAAGGCATAACACAACAAGGAGTAACGTTTCCGTCCTCCTCGATATGTATTTCAGTCCAGGGCCTATCGCAGTAAGTACTAGACCTAACTGCTAGGCTCACCTCTTTGTCTAGAGCTTGCTGCTCTTTGGTAGAGTTGATAGAACTCGTCATTCTTTAAAATATCCTTTTTATTCTTTTCATACTCAGCTTTAATTTGGTTTTGCTCAGGTAGAAAAGGATTGAGATGAATATTTCTCAATCTACGGTAAAAGTTCTTGAAAGTAGGTCCATGAGGTTTGCAACGAAACCTATTTATTTTATAAGAGTAGTACTGTAAAGCATGAGCTATTTCATGTAACAAAACCATTTCAAGTCTATGCCATTTATTTCTAGAATAAAACCCGCCTATTTCTGGGTCAGAGTCAAAAGATCTATACTCGTTACAATAATAAATCTCTCCAGAAGCTTTATACAACCAGTTCATAGCAATATTAATACCAGGACCGTCTGCGTACATACCACCTCTAGACGCACTACGTTTATGACTCCAATCAAGTTTGACGTGCGCAAGATGAAAATCTACATATATCTCATCTTGACAATACTTTTCGACTCTTTTAACAAAATCAATAGCGTATTTATTAACTTCTGCTCTTGTAGCTGGAGATAGTTTAGTCATTATTTAACACCCATTTTAGTTCTTGAATCAATCTATAGTACCATTTTTTATCATGCTCGTCATGAGCCTTCAACATATCACTTTTGAGTTGTGATATACGAATATTGATATATTCTTCTTTTGTTTTTTGTTTGCCGCGTCTCATGTCCTACGTTTGCCTGTTGCTGAGTCATTTGCTTCTTTTACGGAGAGAACTACTAAGTTACCTTTGTTGTATGCTTGACCTACATGAACACCTTGTCCTGAGTATTTTTTTGTAGAACGAACATATCCGTTACCTACTAAGTCAGAAGTAGGAGCAGGACGAGAAGTTGTATAGGAAGGTATAGCAGAACGAGTTTTCTGCTTTTTAACAAGTTGATCAGGATGCACGCCCCTTTTACGAAGCCACGCATCGTGATCATCTTGCATTTTTTGTTTTGATGGTTTATACCGCTTTGCCATTTACCAGTTCATCGAATTTACGTTGGGGTACACAATATACATTTTCAACTTCTTGACCGTCATATTCTTGACGAGCAATAGTAGTTACTAGTTCCATGTTTTGTTTTGCAAAAGCAACACACATTATCTTATCAGGGAACGGGTATCCATGAAAAGCATAGAGGTCATCCATTGGGCCGGTAGTAAGCATCGCGACGACGATGATCCACATGATAATCTCCTTCTTTTTCATTATATATAATATAACAAAAAAGAGAGTATTTAGCAATTACACACTTAATTCTTGATAGTCTTTAAGCGGCTGTAAATAGCGTCCATCAATGTCTGGCTTCATCATTGCTGCGCAAATATTTCTTGCCCAGGATACGTTATCCCAGTCATAATCACAGAATATAGCTACTCGATTACCGTGTGGAGGGTTTGTGTGGTACATTTTTGGATCATCAATTTGATAATAAAGTAAAGCATCTCCAACTATGTAATCAAACAAAGTAAAGTCAATATTAAAGGATTTATTAGGTTGAGCAAATAGTGCTGCTAAGTAGAAAGTCTGCGGAGTATAGTCATTGCGTTTATATACCCACTCATGGTTATTGTGAAGATTCCAGATAGCGTGCATTAATTCATGATCGCCAAGTCTATCAATATCACCCATTCTTAGTTGTGCTTCAATGATATAATCACCGATCACTTCAAGATTAAGACAGCCTGTATAACCTTCCATAAACTCATCTACCCAAGGCTCAACAAGTTCTAACAAGTCATCGTCGTCATTTACAAGTTCCCAATAATCAAAAGCCCCAAATTGTAGCTTTTCTCCTCGCAAGGTAAACATTTCTTTTATCTGACCATCTTGAAGTATAAGATCTAAGGAGTAATGCTCACCAAAGTGATAGGGAGACCAGAATAATCCTGGATCAGTAATCTTTCTGTATTCATCCATGTTATGACAAACTGAAGCATTAATGCTTCCACCAAAGAGATTAAACACAGGTTTTACAACTACAGGAAACTCTGTAGGTTCAGTAGGGACAAGGCCGCAGGATAGTCCTTGAGTTTCTGCGATTTCAAGTTTATTATAGACCCAACGGTGAAAACTATAATGTTTCCAAGCTACATCGTCTGTAGTCGGTATCAATACGCCATCGTCTCTGACGTTTTCGCCATAAAGATGGTATAATTTTTCAACAGGATTGTAAGATCCCCAAGTCATTAGTGCTGTACCTCCGGTGACCAAAATGTTGTGCGACCGTCATTGAGTTTTAGTCCCTCAACTGGGTTTCCATAAATATCTTCTTTTTGATTATATACCATTACACGAGATTGTCTAGCAGCAATCATCTCAGCAGGGTTAGAAGGAAAACGAGTATACTTACCGTGATTATTGTGTAGGTCACTGTAGTTACGTATAGTAGCGCCTCCAGATTCATAAGATGCTGACAATACTTTACAAATCGCAAGATATAGCTTTTCAAGTTCTTCGTCAGTGAAACTATCCATGGTTCTGCGAGGGTCAAGACCTGCTAAAAACAAAGATTCAGATTTGTAAATATTACCTACTCCTGAAATCTGACTTTGATCCATTAACCATTTTACTACGGTCCAATTGGGCTTGTTCCGTGAAATACGTACAAATTCGCCAAGACTAGGAGGATTATTAAGCATATCAGGTCCAATTGATCGTAGCTTTGTTTCATGATCTTTATCTTGAAATACAAACTTAATAGTGCCAAAATTGCGCATATCGTTGTAGTAGATAGCAGAGTCGTCATCAAAGTAAAAAGCAATCCTTGTGTGTTTTGAAGGCTGTAGTTTAAAATTGCCTGTCATACCTAATGTTGTATACATATAACAGATAGGAAGTAAATCACCGAACTCCCACCAAATAAATTTACCCTTATTATGTACGCCTTTTACTGGTAGATGATTTTCCTCAAGCGCGATGTAAAAATCAGCAAAACCAGTAGGCAGTTCTTTAGTGTACCTACCAGAAATAAAGTTTATATTTACTAAAGACTTACCGCGTACAGCCCGATCAACTTGTCGGGCTGTACGAGTGCATTCTGGACCCTCTGGCATTAGCGCATCTTCAACTGCATACCACGAGGATAGCCCCAATATTCTACAGCAGGGACTCTGATAAACCGTTCTTTGGTATTTTTTTTATCTGGATTTGGAATAGTAAGCATTACGTTTTTGCCTGCCCGCCAAGCCTGTTGCTGATTGCGAACACGAGCATCGGAAGAAAGGTAATCAAGACGCATAGATTTTGTCAGAGACTTGCTTACTGAATTGCGCTCACCTTTAGACACATAGTTATTACCTTTTGATCGTTTGCCTTTTGCCATAGTTCTCTCCTTGTTTTCATTGTTTAACTAATATAAACAAAAAATAAGGAGTTAGCAACTAAACAGTCGCATTCATTACTATAAAAGAAGAAGAAATAGTAGAGTTTTGGTAGAGATCATGGAAAGAGGCTATAAAATCAGCGGGTTCATAAATGTGTCTACATTTATTACACTCAACAACATCTAAGGGTTCAATCTTACCTTTTAAAAACCACACTTCTTCTGGTTCTGAGCATATAGGACAAGACGCCCTAGCTCTATATGTAGACATTATCTTCTAGCTTTTTCAATAGCGCGGGAGCCAAACCAGAAAGATATAATCGCAGCAAAAATTGCTTTAGTTTCGTCGTCCCACAAAAGGTTGATGGCTTCAGAAAAATCTGTGCCTTTTTCTAGTGCTTCCAATAAAAGAGTTATTTCAATAGTTGCAAATAGACCAAAAAAAGCATAAGTGATTACAGGACGTACAGATTTTTGTAATCCTGCGATGAATCCTGTGCCTTTATTGATTGAAATATCATGATCTACTAATCGTTGATGTTCTTTATCAGCGCCCATAGCTTCGTGAAGTCGAAGGTCAAAATCCATTCCTTCTTTTTTCAATTCCGCCATCAAGCGCATTTTATCAAGTTCAAGTTTACGATCTTCTTTTTTTGCGAAGTGATCTGTCACTGCTGGGACTGCGGAAGACGCAAATCCCAGGAGTGATCCAAGTATAGATAACATTATTTACCCTTTTTCTTCTTCAAGATTGCTTTTTGTAATGCTGGTGGGAGTTTACGCTGTGCTGGAGTAAGACCATTCATCTTATTCTGCATCTTGCCGTTCTTTTTCATTCCACCTTTCATAGCTTTTCCATTTTTCTTGTGCATA